TGTTGTATCATCAAATTTAAAATTTCCATTGGTATTGAGTTTTTGGGAGTTAAAACCAAAAGGAATTTCATCCTTTGCTACTGTTATTAAACCTGTTCCTCCGCCCGAAACACCTAAGTTGTAAATACCCTTGTAATAATAAATGCCGTCTGCTATCGGTAAAAATCCCCATGTTCCTTTGATAGTTGGTCTATTGACAAGGTGTATTGTTGCGCCTGTTGCATCATTACCTTTTACAGAACAACCAGAGTTAATAGTTAGGTTTGTTAAACGGAGAATAGAACCTGCTATAAGTCTTACAAAACCACCACTACCGTTAGCCGTTCCATCAATAATAACATTTTCAAAATTAAAAGTCCAATCGTTGTAAATAGGAGAACCTGTGACGGGAAAGGTAAATCCCGTAGTTTTGGCTTGAAAAGTCCAAGTTCCTGCGCCACCGTTAAAGGTGTCTGCTGGTAAAAAAGCATTAAATTGATTAGCCCCTCCGTTATGAGAATTTGTTAAGGTAATAATCCAATTCATTGCTCTATCTTTAGCAACGGGGGAAGAAGGCGCAACAACACTACCGCTTTTAAGAGTTATACTTTGCATATAAATATTAAACTCATTTGCAGAAAGTGTAGGTGTGATATAACTTGTGTTAAAACCTGCTTCAAATGTCATGTGCGGGTATTTACCTGCGTCAATGTTAGGTCTTGTAGTGCCTCCGAATATAAAATGAAGGTTATTAAATAAACCGTCTTCTGATACCATGTCTGCGCAGTTCATTTTTACAAATACTAAATTACTATAATAGGCAGGAGTTCCGTCAAAAGTTATAGTCACTGCGGCAGAAGGATTTATTCTTCGTTCTTCATTTATGCTTAAACCAGTCGAAATAACACAATTTGTGGCAAACTTTACTGTACCTGTAAAACCTGCTTGTATATCCATAATGCTTACTTTTGCTATATTCCAGTTGCATTCATAGGGGACATTACCTGCAAAAACAACAGTATCACCCACAGTCGGAACGCCATTAGGAGTCCAGTTGCCTGCAACATTAGCGTTGCCATTTGCAGAAGCAGACCATGTATATGTTGTCAAAATCACACCTGCCTACTATTGCTACTATCAATAACAAAAGCAGAGCCGCCTTTTTCAGAAATTTGGCTTACAAGTAAGTTTGCTTGACTCTCAAATGATTTAAGTTGAGAACCAAGCCTAATGTCCGTTCTTCTCTGCTCTGCTTCCGGCACATACGATGGAATAGTATCAATCATTACACGCAGACAATCCACGCATACAAGGAATTTAATTGCTGATTCGCATTCAACATCTAATACTGCGTTTGCAACGCCATAAAGTGTTGCGCTTCTGCGCAAACGAGTAATCTGCGCACTACGAATAGTAATATATTCGTCAATAGTTCCGTCATTCAGTCCTCTCGGTCTGTTTAACAAGTCTCTAATTTGACTTTTTGTTGGATTTGTTATTGCCACTTTTCTTCACCTTTGCACTGCTTGACTTCTTCGGTGTAGCCTTTTTCTTTTCAACCTTTGGCTTTGGTTCTTCAAAGGTTTCTGTCTTAGGAACATCAATTAAAGTGTGAATATCTGGGTTGTATTCTGCTCGACCCAAAGGGAACATTGCACCAGTCTTCATAATTGTGCGTGCAAATTGACTTGCAGGAACAAAAATTACAGTACCAAGTGGGATTTCAAGAGGAAGTTGTTGTTTTGCAAAGTGTCGTGACTTAATCCTACGGAATAAATATCCTCGTTTTGCTTCCCAAGAATTAAAACGGTGCATAAGAGCATCGAATGTATCTTCTTCTGGAAGAGGAAGACCCTTTTCTTTAAGAGCCTTAGCAACTGCTGCTTTACTCTTCATCCTTTATCACCTTTGGTTTAGGTTTAGAAGTTTTTACAGTCTTTGCTACTGGTTTTTTAAATCCATCGCATAAGTCTTGAACCGCCCTTCGGCTTGTTTCGGCAGAGATTAACTTTGCCTCATCATCCGATAAGGAACGACCAAGACGCTTTTCTGCGTATTTGCAAAGAAAGTCGGCTCTATCGCTCAATTAAAACACCTCGCATCAAGCAGAGATGTTCGTAATCTTACAAATGCGGTTGTTCTTTCCACTGCCTGCGGTTTGTCCGTCTTGCATTTCGTGAACAACACATGCCATGTAGCCTGTTAGCATCCAATCATAGCCAACACCCGGAATACGGGTTAATTCAGTTTCCATGAATCCGTCGCCGTTGTATTGAAGGAACTCTGCTGTTTCTGCGCCCGGAATTAGTAGGAGCGCAGTGTCAGCGAGTAATGAGTCACGGCTGTAATAGATTGTCAAGTTTGCCATTCTCTTCAAATGCTCTTGAAGTGATTCAACGACATTTCCGTAAAGAGTAGTCTGCAATAGAACATTGCGGTGCTTTGAAGGAACAACGAGAGCAAGTGGTTCATCACCGGAAACACGACCGTTCTCGAAGATTTTATCCATTGCTGAAAGAATAACTCCTTCTGCGTCACCGTTTGCGGTGTCCCATTCCGAGCCACCTGCAACAGCAACGCTTTGACCTGCACCATCAATAAGAGCAGATATGATTAGGTTGTCAATGACTGATGCACGATTGCGCACAATTGCCATTTGTTGTCTGTCAAGATTCTCGAAAGTCTCTCCACGAAGTAATGTGGAGTCAAGGAAGATACAACGACCTTGTCCTTTCTTCAAATGCACGCTGTAAGAAGCAGTTCCGATTTTGGTCGGGTCTGTCACGGCGTTATCAGCGAGAGGATAAGTAAAAGTTCCTTCTGCACCAGTGTAAAAAGTGAACTCAAGGTATGGCACAGAGCGCACACCAACAACTTTTGTTCCTACTGAAATTGTAGTTGATTGAAGTTCGATAAAGTCACGAAGAGTTTGTTCAAGCACTGCATCGGATTGTCCGAATGGGCCGGTTGCTGCTTCGATAGTCAAGATTTGTTCAAGTGTTTCATTTGGCATATTATTCATCTCCATTATTTTTTATTTTCAAACCTTCTCCGCAAAAGAGGTATCGACAGCAATTAAATCTCCGTCTGTATCACCTGTTGTTAGTGCGCCTGCACCTACATAGATTCCGACTTTCTTAGAAGAACCTGCTTGTGCTGCTGCAACAAGACCGTTATCATCAGCATAAACAAAGCCACCGACTGCATAAGAAGTTGCTCGCTTTGAAGCAAGCATTAGGACTCCGCCCAATGTGTAATAACCTATGCTACCACCTGCTACTAATCCGCTTGAATCTCTTTCTTGTTCGTCTGCGGTCACAGCGATTACTACATCGGATTGTTCGCAAACATCAAAAGTATTTGTTCCATCAATATGAAGACATAGTCCTGCTTGAAGTGCAGAAGATGCTCCGGCTTTCATTGTTCCTGTTCTTGCTTTTAATTGTTCCATATTAATTCACCTTCAAATTAGATTTTTTGTTCGTGCCTCTTCAAAAGTTGGCGCACCGGAACTTTCTCGTTCTGCGGCGGATAGAGTTTGATTCCATGCGCCAGCCCATGCGTTCCATGCCTTTGCATAGAGGGAAACTGGTGTCTTAACCAACTTGCGGTTAAGGTAATTTGCGACGACTTCTTCGGACTCAACAGGAGTTCTTTCAGTAGCCTCAAGATTAGATGCAACAGGTGTCATCTCCTTGACAGGGGATGCTACTTCTGCTACTGGCATTTTAGCCTCAAAGGAAGCCATGATTGTTTCAATGGTTTCCGAAGGAAGGTCAGCAACGCCTGCAATTCCAAGTTCAGTTGCTTTTTCGACAAGAGCAAGGCGAGATTCTTCTGCCTTTGCTTCTTTTGCAACCTTGATTGCGTTTAGTTCTTCATCACGCTCTGCGAGAGAAGCCTTTAGTGCTTCAATCTCTGCGGCGTAGTCAATAGTAGGTATTTCCTCTGCAACAGGTGTCTCAATGACAACCTCTTCTTCGGATGCGATAATAATTTCTTCATCGGACATGTTAAGACTCTCCTTTGCGATATTCGGAAGAGACTGTTGATGACTATTAAAGGCTTCTTCTGATTTTGCCATTTTTACCTTCTGAATTGATTCTATTCTTGCGCCGGAGTAAGCAGGGCGATGAACTATTGCAAGATGGTCGAAAGTAAAATCTGTTTCAAACTTCATAATCATTCTGCCATCTTCTGCTTCCATCATTTCATCGGGAACTCCACTGCCGCCAATAGAAACGCCATAGCCTTGTCTTAGCCAAAGCCCAGATTCAAGAGATTCAAACAATTCTTTGCGATGAACTTCTGCTTTGAATCGAACTTCCCAATTTCCGCCGATTTTATCAACAGTGTTTGCTTCGGTGACAAAACCGACTACTGCTTCGTCAATACCCCCCGTCATATTACGAGTAAATCTGCCATTTTCGGATTTAGGGTGATTTAGTGTTAAATCTGCACCTATCATTTGAGATACTGCAAGGTTTGCTCCTGCTCTTGTAATTTCCCAACCATTCTTGTTAGTTCCTTGATGAAAAGCAATTCCAGATATTGCAATAATATATTCTCCGGTGCTTGCTTGTAAAACCATATCATCAACGGTAATATCAACATCTAATTGAAATGTAGCCTTAACACACTTGCCACCTTCCATTTTGTAGCCAGTTCTGCAAGAGTTGCTATAACCGCCACTGCCGCCTCCACCGTAGCCTTCAACATGTTCTTTGTCGGTATGTGCCTCATCTTGGTCTTTGAACTTATGACCTTCATGTGCTTTCATGCATTCTTCTTCGGAATAGCCCATTTCTTGACAGCGACTCATATATTCGTCGTGAGTTTCTTTGGATGATGGTTTAGGTTCTGCCGCTTCATGCGTATGTGTGCAACCACAACCACAGTCCTCTGCCTTTTCTCCACAATCGCCCATACTTTCTATGACTACATCATCTGTTTTATTAAAGTCTTCATTACTTTCAACTTTAGAACCACTTCGCCATTGATAACACGACCAATAACCTGCCGTTGTTTTATCTTTCTTTTCTGCGCAGTTATGCCTATCACGGAATGCTTTGCGTCTTTTTGGGTCATCCCTCTTGATTTCCATGTTAGGGTCGCCAAAGCGAACAATAATTACTTTACCTGCGGGATTTTTAACATACACTGCAAACTTCTTCCTTTCTTTAGGAGTTCGGAATGGTTTATTAAGTGTGACTTTGCGCCCTTGATATTCTGCGCCAGTAAAGGCTTCATTATCCCAATCTTCATAATCTTCATCAATACTTGCCCTTGGATGAGATTTTGGCAACAAGTCATTGTCTTGTTTGTAGTTTGGGTTGCTTGGTCTGCCGTTTCGCAACAAATACAAGAATGCCTTAACTCTTGCGATACCCCAACCGCCTCTTGACATGTTGGGTGCGTGTGAACGGGAAAATGCGCCTGCGCCTCTGCGATACACAGACTTTAGACGACCCATGCTTGCTTTCGAGCCTTTACCTTTGCTTGAAACTTTTTTATTGTGTTCAGTCATCATTTTGCGCAGACGGGCTTCTGTTTCTTTGCTAACCTTAATACTGTTATTTGGTTTGCTTGCAGAATCCTTTTTATTTTTCTTAGAACCTTTTCTGCGCTCACTTGGTTTAGCAGGTGTTTTGCGTGGGTCGTTTTTCTTTGGTTTTCCATATTGAAGTGCTTCAACCGTTGCACCCAACTCTTCTTCTGCGTCGGGGTCATTCTTTCGATACCACTTAATAAACTCATCTTCTGTTTTTGCAGGAGAATACAACTTTGTTCCGTCTGCAAGTGTTGATTCATGGATTTCTCCATCAAAACCAATTTCTTTTGATTTTTTAATAGCACCTTCTGGGCTACGGAATAGGTAATCTTCCATTTTTGATTCAATTAACATGACAATCACGCTTTCTTCTTAGAATTAATGCTACTACGCACTTTATCCATTTCTTGACTGTGTTTTTGCGCAGAAGTCTTCATTTCATTAATATGACTTTGCGCAATTTTCTCAAGTTCAATCTGATGCTCTTGTTGTGTTGTCGCACGCTCTCTTTGGTGCTTTAATTCAGTTGGGATATTTTCAACTTCTTGAGATTGTTCAGACTCCCACATGCGCAGAACTGTTGAAAGTGCAGGAGCAGCGACACCGCCGATAATAGCGATAAGTGCTATGAAACCATCTAAGTTTTCAAGAACTACATCGGGTTTCCAAATACCCATACCTACTACTGCGCCGCAAGCCAATAACCACAGATAAATTGCAGGTTTCACAGTACTTGAGACCATTTTATCATTAAAGGACTTCCCACCCATAGTATTTACCACAGTATAAGTGTTTTATCAATCCTTTTATGAAACAGACTTACATGGCCGAAGTTCCGGTGAGAACAATACTGATGATGCCGATACCTGCAAACATAACTTTGCGTAGCAAATCAAATCCTTCTTTAAGCACTTGATTTTGGACTTTTAACTCACCTTCAAGACCTGCAAGGCGTGAATCTGTGCGTGTTTGCGCTTTTACAATCTGCGCAGAAAGTTGTTTTAAGTCTCGAACATCTTCTTCCACTGCGTCAAGCCGAAATCCAAGAACTTCATCAACCATCACATTTCACCTTCTCTTGGAGTTTCGGACTCTTCATCCCGTTCTTCTAAGGGTTCTTCATCCGGCGTTTCGGTGACTGTCGGTGCGTCTTTGCGCACATCTCCTTCTTCTTCGGCAGGCAATGATACAATGTCAAGTGCTTGATTCAGTGAAAGAACTCCGTTGCTATAACCAAGTGTTGCTCTGCGCATTTTGTCAAGTCGTGTTTCTTCATCAACTGGTTCAAATGTCAATACTGGCAAATCTCTTTTTGCGTGTTCAATACCCAACAAATTTAAATGCGCACTAAATAGTGCGTTTACTGATTGTTTAAGAATACTTTGTATGCGTCTAATTGCATTACTCGCCCAAAGGTTTGCAGTGTATGATGCTGCAAAAGTCGAACCCTTCTCTTGTCCTGCCGCAGTGCGTGGAACTTGAAGAACTGCTGCAATATCTGCATTTACATTATCAAGGAAACCGCTACTATCCGGTAAAGCAGTTCTTTGGTCAATATGTTTAATGTTTACATAGTCG